TATAGATCGTGTAGAATACATGGTCGGTACTCAAATTTGGCATACTCTTACAGGAACTGATATAAAAGTTCTAACTAAAACATCAAAAGCTGAAGGCTGTGCAGAAATTTTAGCTAAATCGATTTCGTCAGACAGATTTATTGTTGGAGACACCGATAATACTCCACTTGGGGCAGACGCTAGTTCAAATACACCAATAGCTACAGGTAATTCGGAGAACGTACAAGTCATTGTTTGGATACCTGCTTTATCAGCTGATGTAGGTGCTCCACTTAGAAAATTTTACAATATGACCGAAAATGGCTACTTAATGGCGGCCGCTCCGCAACAGTCTGTTAAAATTAAAATTACATTCGCTTCCGGCACAGCTACTGGAAAATTTTTAGAAGTAGCTCCGGCATCCGCAGTAACTCCTACTACCACAGATGTATATCCATCGCCGCCTACCGATTTCGACCTCGGTACAGGGATAATAACAGCCGCTGGGTCTGTTTTCGATTTGCCCGAAAGTAATACCGTCGCTGCCGATAACGCAGTCGGTGATTATTATCCATTTAGACGCGTTGTTCTTACGCATAAAAACGCGGGTTTAACAGTTTCTACGGCGCCTACAAGTCCACACACTGTAGAATTATCTATCGGTCGTGTAAGATTGTTTGCTAAGCAGATCATGTTGTGTAAAGAAGAACGCGATCAGATTAGAGGAGTTCCTAATGGTTTGCCGTATAGAGTTAAAATGTCTCAGTCTATTAAAGCGGACTTACCAACTGGTCTTGAAAAAACTGTAGACTTGGACTCGCTTTCTTTATATGCATCGCATTTAATAATCAGCGGGGATTGGGCAGGCGCGGACATTACTTTTGTTGAGCTCAAACTAAATTCTTCGTCCTTTTCTGGAAGTATTCCATCGTTGATACTCAGAAATGATGTCGCAGAGGGTCTAGGTATTTATACCGGAAGAACGTTAATGAATCCTCACGTCGGAAGGGGTAGATACATGGAAAATCTTGGACGTTTTGAGAGACACCACCTCGTTTTTCCATTAGCGGCTACAGCCTTCTCAGGTTCGTGTGTTCCGCTTAACAGATTTGACAGTATTAGATTAATATTAAAGTTTAGTGCTGTACCCGAGAACAAAACTATGGATTTAACAAGTATGGGAATTACTGTAACATGCGTAGGAGAGACTACTATTCTCTATAAAGGTGGATCGGCTACTCTAGCTATGTATTAAATGTATTAAATGTGTAAAATGTGTAAACATTCTATTAAAAAATTTTGTAAAATGTAAATATTTGATAATAGCCAAATATTTACATTTACATTACATTTACATTTACATTACATATGTAAATAAAATTAGATAGAACTAATAAATTTCCAGTTTAATTCCTTACATATATTTTTCCATATTTCATCCTGTTCGTACATTTTATCTCTACTTTTTAAAAGAGGAAAATATTTTAGATACTCATTTTTTTCTAAAAGTTGAAAAAATTTATAAAGAGTATATGAATAACTCAAAAAATTTTTTCTAGTTGGAGGACAGTGAGTTTGAAATGGAACTTGAATTTCATTAAACATTTTAAGGAGTTTAAGCTCTAATTCCTGATTTATAATAATTCTTTTTTCACCTGTTATTCGAGTAATTATATTTGGAATATGTTCATAATATTTATTAAATTTTAATTTTTTCAAAAATTCTTTGACTTTGTCGTATGTTATATTATTTTTATTTGTTATTCTTTGTTTTTTAATTTCTAAAATTACACAATTTATTATTTCTTCTGGTATATTAACACCTTCTCTGCCTTGAGTCTGAGATATCCATTCTTTAAAATGATTAGTTCTCTTATAACAGTATGGTTTGTTAAACTCGTGTGTTTCTGAATGATTCCATTCACGTAAGTCAGTTACATTAAAATTTTGCGTAGATCCACAAGTGTAACAAACGTTTACTCCAACAGAAGAATCGTTAATTAATCTATCTCCACATTCTACGCATTTAAACATTTGATTTGGTGTATATACATATCCGTTACCTTCTTCCGGAAAACATTTTAACATATAATTTTTATACAAGAGTTCTTTATTATTTTTAGAATTTAATTGTATATATTTAGAAATATCTCCCAAACATTCATTTTCTGATAATCGTTCTTCTGGTAATTGCTCTTCTGAATAATCTAAATCTTTAATAAAATCTATTGCTTTAAATAAATATTCTGCTAGTTCATTATTAGATTCTATTTCTCTAATTTTTTCATTTAGAATGTTAATTTTTTGTAAATTTAAAGAAGAATCTAAAAGTTTTAGTGAATCTATTTCTTCTTTATAAATTTTTATTTTTTCTTTTTTTTCCTCTATTTCTTTTATTTTTTTTTCATGCTTTTCTAAAATAGACGTTCTACAATCTGTATGAATTGGTTTTTTAGAAATTTTGAACGTTGTCATTTATTTCAATAATCAGTTAATATATTTTTTTTTTAAACGGTTTAATTTTAATAATTAATAACTTTATATAATATAAAATAAAATTATATGTTTCTTATAAAATTTTCAAAAATTTTCACAATTAAAAAACTACGTAGATTAGCTAAAATATATAATATCAGATATATTTCTAAAATTAAAAAAAGTCAACTGTTGAATTTATTAAATAATCATAATGCAATTAAAATAATTCAGAGAAAATTTAGAAATAAACTAATACTAAACACGGAGTGTCCAATATGTAATGAAAATTTAGTATATCCATTTGTTTCTTTTAAAATTAATAACGCTTTTTTTTACTACGACTTCAAAACAATAGTTTCATATTTTGAAAAGACTGGTGATTTTAGAGACCCGTGTACCAGACAAACGATTTCAGATAAAAAAATAGTAGAAATTAACTCATTGATTAATTATTATTATGGAAAGTATACAAATAAAATTCTTATTACTAGAGGTATGATTAAAAACGTAGAATTTAATATAGTAGCTTATTGTCTTTACGATATAATTAAAGAACTAGACTATATAGACACTTCAAGATTAAGTTTAATTTACGAGAGTGTTTTACCGAGATTTATATATTATATAAATTATCTTATTAAAAGATATCCTATAGAAGAATATACAATAGTATTAAATTCGTGTAAAGAATCTATTAAAAATGATACGTTATTAGAATATATAAAATTTATTGAAAAAAATTATTGCTAAATTTTTTAATATAAAGGATATTAAGATATAAAGAATGTGTTATGGAAAATTGCTGCATATGCGATCCCAAATCCAAATTTACAAACTGTATTTGTAACAAAGACTTTTCTTTATTTAATCAAATATGTAGTAATTTTAAATTAACCGAATTAGACGAACCTTTAAAATTTTCTATTATAAAACCGTGGTCAATATCTACAATTACAGCCTGTTGTAATTTTAATAGTCAAATAGATGTCAAAAAATACACGGATTTTTATGGATGTAATTTAAATAAAAAGCGTTTTTACAATTGTATACATTGTTATATAGGAGTAAAATATCAGGACAAAAATAAAATATCCGTTAAAATATTCTCTAACGGTAAAATGCAGATGGCGGGGGTTCTAAATGTTTCTTCAATGGCTTACGGTTTTAGAAAAATATTTAAACGTTTAACAACTCTACAAGCATTTAGAAACATGGACGAAGCAAACATATCTAATGTTAAAATATGTATGATTAATTCCGATTTTAAAATAGATAAAAATATAAAACAATCAAGTTTATGTAAATTGTTTGATGAAAAGAATTTATCTTATATAAAGAGATATTCTTTTAATCCAAATAAATACCCTGCTATAAATTTGAAAATTTTAAATTCAGATGGAATCAATATCACAACATGCTTGATATTCAGATCAGGCAGTGTAATGATTACAGGGGGTAACGATATTTTTGAATATTATAATATATATAATAATTTTTTGAAAATTATAAACGAAAACGATTCTATTTTAATATCTTAGTCTTCATTTTCATT